TACTTTAATCGAGGGAATCTAAAACTTCGACTAAGTCTTGAGTACAATTGTTAGATAGTAAATCCTCTAACAAATTATAGGACGGTGTCTTAAGATACAAAGCATCATATCCGGAGCCATAATAATTTAGAATGAGTCCTTTTATAACAGAAACAACTCTATTGTATTGATCTATATCAGTGTATTGAAATATTTCATAACAAAAAGACTGAAGAGTTGATTTCATTTGATCAAGTGGTAATTCAGTTTTAGAAGGAATATACCACATGAACATTCTCATTAAAGAATCCATATGCAATCTAGCCAACCAACGCTTACGTTTTTGATCAAAAACAAAATGTCTACGCAAAAAAGAAGCTTCTGTTATATTAACAAAAGGTTGAATTTCACCATTCTTCATAGCTGTCGTACAATTCATACGAAAATGTTCTTTACAAAAAGAAGCATAGGTAACAGCATTAAACAAATGAGAAACCTCCTCTTTAACAGAAGCTAACAAATCATCACCATTAGTTGAAGGATTAACATAATCATATATATACTTATTTTTCAATTCTGGATGAGAATACCAACAATATGCTATCATTATATTATTAAATAAGCAATTCATTTCAGTAGTTCCCAACTTTCCAGATATAATTAACGAAATTACTTCAAAAATATCCTTATTCATAACAATTAATGGAAACAACATATCAGAAAATAAGCCTCTTACCATCTGCATGGCAAAATCATTATATCCAAATTCTCGAAATACCTGCATTATAATAGTTATTCCAGCAGCTTGTATATCATAAGGAATCTTAATATCATATGATTCATAATCTATTTCTAAAAGTTTAAAAGAAAATTCTAAGAGTTTATTAACCATATCATCTGCTTCTCTCAACATATCAATACCGAGAGTACAATGAAATAAATCTCTATATTCTACCATCAACGTAAAAAATGGAGCTAGATACATACGACACATTACTAAATAATCAACTGTAGATATATAAAAAACTCTAGTTTTTCCAATTAAAACTTTAACCCTATCCCTAGGTTCATCCTTTAATGAAGCTTCAATCATAAAACGAACAGTATGACCTTCAACATAGGCTTGATGAATTTCATTTAATCTCGCTTTTAA